TTTAGAACAATGGCTAGAAGAAACAAATGAAGAAGAAACTTTTACAGAAACATTAATTAAAGCTTATACCGACTTAGAAGCTACAGGTAACGGCTATATTGAAATTGGAAGAACAACAGCTGGGAATATTGGTTATATTGGACATATTCCAGCAAAGACAATAAGAGTTCGAAGACTTCGTGATGGATTTATTCAATTATTATATGGTAAGGCTGTATTCTTCAGAAACTTTGGGGAACAAGAAACCCCTAACCCGATTGCCGATGGAACAGATAGACCAAATGAAATTATTCATTTAAAAAAGTATACTCCTATGAATAACTATTATGGTATTCCAGATATTATTGCATCACAAAATGCTATGGCAGGCAATGAATTTGCGGGTAAATATAATTTAGATTATTTTGAAAATAAGGCAGTTCCTAGATATATTATTACAGTTAAGGGTGCAAAACTTTCACCAGAAGCAGAGCGTAAGTTACTTGAATTTTTCCAGGTTGGATTAAAGGGCAAAAACCATAGATCTCTTTATATTCCTCTTCCAGCAGATACAAGCGATTCCAAGGTTGAATTTAAAATGGAACCAATTGAAGCTGGTAATCAAGAATCATCATTTAATATTTATCGTAAATCAAATAGAGATGAAATTTTATTAGCACACAGAGTTCCTATTTCTAAATTAGGTCTTCCTGAAGGAGTCAATCTAGGACCAGCTAGAGACGCAGATAAAATGTTTAAAGAGCAAGTCTGTGGTCCTGCACAAGATATTTTAGAGAAAAAAATTAATAGAATTATTTCTGAAAAAACAGATGCCCTGCTTTTAAAATTTAATGAATTAACTTTAACTGATGAAGATACTCAATCTAAAATTGATGAAAGATATTTAAGAATGCAGGTTATTACTCCAAATGAGGTTAGAATTAGAAAAGGTATGGTCCCAATTGATGGAGGAGACGAAGTAGTAGTTTTGAAGCCACAACAGGCTGCTGAACAAACTGCTCAAGCTACAAATTCTAGGGCAAGGACTCAAAATAGAGATGCAAATTCTCCAGATAAATCTGGTGAGGCTAGAAATCCACAGGGTGAGGGTAGAGTAACAGCTTAATTATTAGGCAACTGTTATTTGCCTTTTTATATATAAAGCCCTAAAATTAAGCATATGAATATTGAAAAATCACAATGGATTTCAGAGGGCGACCAGATTGCCCTTTCTGTCCCATTTACAAAGGTCAATAGAGAAAAAAGAACAGTCTCAGGATTTGCCACATTAGACAATGTGGATCAAACAGGAGATGTTGTTTTAGCAGATGCAAGCGCAAAGGCTTTCGAACGTTTCCGTGGAAACATTAGAGAGATGCATCAATCAGTAGCAGTTGGTAAGCTTATTTCATTCAAGCCAGAAACTTACTATGATCCAATTTCAAAAAGTTTTTATAGTGGTGTTTATGTAGATGTTTATGTTTCAAAGGGTGCACAGGATACTTGGGAAAAAGTTCTTGATGGCACTCTTTCTGGTTTTTCAATTGGCGGGAAAATTTTAGAATCAGATAATGAAGTTAATAAATCAAGTGGTGAATCTGTTCGTTTTATTAAATCATATGATTTAGTAGAACTTTCAATTGTAGATTCTCCAGCAAATGAACTATGCAATGTTTTGTCTATTTCAAAAGTAAATGGTCAATTAGTATTTAAAGGCATTGCAGCAAATGTTTTAACTGAAAATATTTTTTATTGTGAAGAAAGTGATTCTGTTTTTGTCTCGACAGAAAAAACATACGACTCTCCCATTACTGGAAAACCAGCAACCTTAATTGGTTGGGTTGAGAGTGCAGATGTAAATAAAACAAAAGAGATCGATAAGATTCTTGCTTCGTTTAAGAAGTCAAGGGTAACGTTGCCTGATACACAAACAATTGCAAAACAGGCAAACGCAGATGGAGGTAATGAAGTGTCAGAAAACACAGAAAACGTAGCAGTTGAAGAGACTGCTGCTCCTGCAGAAGATGCAGTAGTTGAAACCGCTCCTGCAGAAGATGCAGCAGCAACAGACGCTTCTGCCGAAAACCTGGAAAAAGCAGCCGACGTATCAGAAGTTGAGGTTGATGAACCTGATTTTGCAAAGATGCTAGGTGACCTTAAAGGCTTTTTCTCAGAAACTCTAAATAAGGCTTCGGAGTCAAATGCTGCTCAAGTATCATCTGTTAAAGAAACAGTTGAAACATTTAGCAAAAGCGTTGATGTAAGAATTTCAGAGTTGGCAGAGCAACACGCCCTTCTCAGCAAAGCTGTAGAAGATATCAAGAGCACGATTGATGGCGTACAGAAGCGTGTCGATGCAGTAGAATCAGAGACTGCAATTAAGAAGTCCTCAGACCTTGGCGGGTCTCAGGAAGTTAAAATACAAAAATCAAAATGGAACGGTTCTTTCCTCGGTTCCGTAAACGAACTATTTAAATAAGGGTAGGTGAAATAACATAATGAGTAATGAACTATTAGAAAAAGCCGCAGCAGCAGGTGCAACAGTATCTACTGGCTTTGGTTCTTCAACTGGTGGTACAGGTGTACACGTTGCTTCCGAAAACGGAAATGGCGGTCTCCTTAATCCAGAACAATCTGCTCGATTCCTAGACTATATGTTCGACGCAACCGTAATTGGAAAAGTCGCTCGTACTGTTCGAATGAAGGCAGATACAACAGAGATTGATCGTATGTCTATTGGTGAGAAGCTTGTAAAGCTTGCATCAGAAGGCGAGAACACAGCTTCAAACAGCGGTGTAACTTTCTCAAAGATCTCTCTTACAACTAAGAAACTTCGTATGGATTGGGAGCTTTCAACTGAGTCTCTAGAAGACAACATTGAAGGTGCTGATCTCGAAGATCACATTGCCAGAATGATGGCAACACAGGCAGGTAACGACATTGAAGACGTAGTCCTTAATGGAGATACCTCACTTTCAGGAGATGCTCTTTACAAGTCATTTGATGGTGCTGTAAAGAAGGCAAAGGCTTCAGGTCACGTAGTTGATGCAGCTGGTGCGGGAATTTCTCGTGCAGTATTCAACTCAGCACTTAAGGCTCTCCCACGTAAGTACAAGCAACGTCGTACAGATCTTCGCTTCCTCTCAGGTTCAAACTTGATTCAGGATTATCTATACAACACATCTAATTCAACCAACTTTACTAACCCACAGGATATTGCTTCTGGCATCATCCGTGGTGATGTTCCAGTTCTTGGAGGTCCAGCAGGATACGTAGCACCTTATGCTTTCGGTATTCCAATTGTTGAAGTTCCACTTCTTCCTGAGACTCAGTCTGGTACATATTCAGGTGCAGCTGGTTCACACGGTGACGTACACTTGACATTCCCAAATAACGTTGTTATTGGTATCAAGCGTGACGTAACTGTTTATCGTTTCTTCTGGCCACGTAAGGACTCTATCGAGTATACAATGTATACAAGAGTTGGAGTTCAGATCGAACAAGCTGACGCTTGGGTCGTTGTTAAGAACGTTAAGGTTGCTTCCTGATTAGGAAATAATTAAAGAAAGGCCCCCAATTAAATTTGGGGGCTTTTCATTTAAATTTATAAATGATATAATAATATAACTTAACAAAGGAGAATATATGTCATTCGAGACATTAAAATTATCTGAATTAAAACAAGTTGCCGAAGATTTCGGTATAGAAATTGAAGGATTAAAAGCCAAGACAGATATTATTGCTGCAATGTCAGAAGAGGGCGTTACCTGGTCGGTATACGAAAAAACTCAAAAAGATATTGAAGATGCTACAATTGAATCAGATGAAGAGCTTCCTAAACCAGTTAGAAATAAAGAACAAAAAGGCGATAGCATTTTAGTAAAAATGACTCGTGATAATTTTAGATATGACATCATTGGGTACACGTTTACTAAAGAACATCCTTTTGTGGCTATGCCAGAAGATGATGCTCAACAAATCTTTGACTCAGAGGAGGGTTTCCGTTTAGCGACACCGAAAGAAGTTCAAGACTTTTATAGCTAAATGTAAACATAACGCATGGAAATCTATATAAACAGTAATGCTCCAATTAAGCACAAAGTTTTCTATAGAGGTGATATCTCAGATGCAGATTCTAACCCTATTGTAGAAGTCTATGATGTTACAGATGACCCTGCTTTAATCCCAGAGCTAACACCAGATAGATTAGTTCATACTTTAACATCTGAAAAAACAGAAATTGATACTGGTGTTTATCAAGTTTTCTTACCGTATGCAGATACGGCTTATCCAAGAGAAATGAAATTTAAATGGATCTATAGAGTAAATTCAGAACAAATGACAAAAATTCATTCAGTTTTTGTCGTTCCTCCGTATACTGATATTACCCAAACTATGGATGTTCTTAACTTGGGAGTAGACCATTCTGATCCAAACTATAAAACATATTTTCAATTAGCAGAAGCTGAAAAATACGCAAGAAAACAAATTGAAAATTTTACTTTACAAAAGTTTTATTTGCAAGATCAAGTGTTTACTGTTTATGGAGCGGGCACGGATCTTCTTCCACTTCCATTTAGAATTGTAGAATTAGACGAGCTATATGAAAATGATATTTTGCTTTTAAATAATGTAGATAAAATTAATATGTGGAATTATGATGTTCAAATTTCAGAATCACAATTCGGTATTAGGGTAAATAAAGCAAATATGTTGGATAATACAGTTTATATTGCTAATGGTTTAGTTCCTCCAACTGTT